TCGGGGGCAGGAATGCCTAGGTCGGAATGGTCGCCGGGCCAGCGCCTGGAGCGGGAGATATACGACTCGGGAATGACAAAGGAGGCCGTCGCGAACCGCGCGGGAATCGGACGGAACACCGTCTTCCAGATGTGCAACGACCGTCCCGCGCTGCTTTCGAGCTGGCAGAAGGTGGCGGCGGCCCTCGGGATGGACGCGGCGGAACTCGTGCGTCGCTGCGTCGGGTAGGTGGTGTGAAATGCTTATGTCGGTGCTCGGGATGCTCTTTGGCACGATTGTCGGCTCTGTGGTGGTGCTCGCGGTGGCGTACCTCACAATGAAATAAACCGCGACACTGAAACGACTCGAACCGCTCGAACCACTCGAACCGCTCAAAACGAAAAGACCCCGCTCTCCGAAATGGAGGGCGGGGTCTTTCGCGTTTGCGCACCAATACGCATCGGTGCGTGTCTTGAAATTGAAACAGATCCCCGCGATGGAATCTGAAACGCTCGAAATCACGCCACGGAGCGCGCGGCCCTTCTCTCCGCCTCCAAATCAAGGCGCTCGCGGAGCCAGACCTTTATGATCGCTTGGCGGTTCACGTCGGCACGCGCGGCCTCGGCGTCGATTGCGGCCACCATGGCCGGGTCCATGTCGAGGCTCACGCGCCTGGACGCGCGGTTCGGCCTCGTGGCGCGGCTCAAATCGAAGTAGTCCAAAACTTCCTCGCCCGCGTCGAATCGTTCCTCAAGGTTCTCGGCGGTCGTGGGGCCTGCGGAATCAGAGCGAGCCATAGTAAGCCTTCCTCTCGGTGTCGGTGGCGGGGCGAACCGAAATGATGCGCACGGAATCCCCGCGCTTGGTGAAAACGGCAGACCAGACGGAGCCGGAGAGCGAGGCGATGAGCATGAAACGGCGCTCGCCCCGCTTGCGCGCGGGAACTGCGAGGGCGTCGGGGTCGCTCCAAAGCGCGCACGCGTCCTCGAACGAAATGTTGTGCCTCTCGTCGTTCGCCTCGCTCTTGGCCTCGTCCCACTCGAAGCGCATTCGTCCCTCCCTTCCTCTCTGAAATCGCTGCATCACCCATACTATGCACATGGCCTGACCAAATCAAGACCAAACCAGGCACAAAACACGAAAAGGGGCGGGGCTTGTGCCCTCGCCCCTGCGGGATGGGGTCAGGCCAGGCCCGAGTGTAGCGCGCAGACCAGGGCCAGGGCCAGGAGCGCCCGGCCCAGGTCGAGCAGCGCGCGCAGAACCTCGGGGCTCACCTAGAGCTCCAGGCCCACGTAGTCGACGACGGGGGCGTGTGTGCCGGTGGCGCATTGGTAGGCGCACCCGAGAAGCCTCCTCAGGTCGTCGAGCGTCTCAACCCAGACGGGGCCGTCCGAGGTGCAGGGCATGCCGCCGTCGGTGTACCCGACAGAATAGAACCCGTCACCCCTCCAAGCCTTTTCCGCCGCGTCGCCCACGAGGTCGAACCTCTGCGCGGCCTCCCAGAAGTCCGCGCCCTCGCGCTCAACGAAACCCTGGCGCTCCTCGTCGTACTCCCAGCACTCCCGGGCGATGGCCTCCCGGTCGTAGCAGTCGGCGAAGTCGCCGAGGGCGGGGGTCACCTCGTAGTCGACGATGTGGGCGATGTCGTAATAAGTGCAGGTCATGGCTAAATCCTCTCTCTGTGCGGCTGTAGCCGCCCCGGTGTGGTGTGGGGCGCTTGAGTCGGCGCGCCCCGGGCCGTGGTGCGGCTTAGAGTGAGATCTCGAAAACGCCGTTTTGCGTCTCCACGAAAGAGCCTTCGATGACGATGTCGCGACCGTAGCCGGAATAGTCGAAGTACGTACGCGCCGGCGAGTCCTCGGGCACGCCCTCGAAGACGTCGAGCAGGTCGGCGTAGTACTCGCCGATGCCCTGGTAGTCGTCGATTCCGTCCACGTAGTCGGGCAGCTCGTGGACGTCGTCGTAGTGCTCCAGTGCGTCGTCGATGTCCACGCCGTACGCTAGTAAGGCGTCGACCCTCTGCAAATCGTCCTCGTAGAGGTCTGCCAGGGCCTCGGCCACCTCGTTCAAGTGCTTTACGCTGTCGTACTCGCCGATGTGCAGCGAGGGCAGGGCCGGGCACTCGCTGTCGAAGATTGCCCATTCCTCGGTGCCGGGGTCGATGTCGTGCAGTTTTGCGGCGAGGTCGTCGCACGGTAGGTCGACCCATTCGCCAACAAGGGCGTAGGCGTACTTCGTGACGGAGCCGGCATAGACGCGGATGATCGTATCGGTGGACATTTCAGGGCCTCCATTTTTTAGTGGTCTCGTAAGGTGTGGGCGCGATTTTCGGGGCCGCGCCCTTGCCCCAGCTGTGGCTATGCGGCCTTGGGGGCCTCGCGCTCCTCGCGCGCCCGGCGGAAGTCCGCAGGCTTGCACCTGCTGGCCTCCCTGTCCTCGCAGGCGTCCGCAGGCTTGCACCACCACTGGCCGCGCTTGGCGCTCCACTTGAGGCCCAGGGCCTCGGCGTCGGTGCTCCCCGCCGGTGCGTCGCACCAGACATTGCCGCCTCGGCTCACCAGGGCGACCAGGCCGCGCGCCGCGATCATGGCGAGGGCCTCGGCGGTCGTGCGCCCCGCCACTGTCTCGGCGGCTTTGGGGGCCTCGGGGGCAGGCGCAGGGGCGGCGGCAATGGCGGCATGCGCGGGGGCCGCCTCGGGGGCCTTTGCGGCCTTCGGCGCGGCCTCCTTGGCCGCCTTGGCCGCCTTGGGGGCGGCAGGCGCGGCCGGTGCCATGGCCGGGGCAGCGGAGCGGCGGGGCTTTGCGGCCGCGATCTCGGCGGCCCTGCCCACCATGCCGCGCAGGGCGCGCGCCACGGTCGGGGCCAGCTCCTCGGCCTCCTCGCCGTCGATGCCGCGCGAGTCGCCTTGCTTGACCTGGCGGCGCGTAAAGCCCTCGGTGGTGCGCACCACCTTGACCAGCAGGTCGGACGTGCACGCCTCGCCCACCATGCGCGCCGTCGCATCGTCACCGACGAGCCTCACGGAGCGGCTCAGGCACGCGAGGGCCAGGGCGTCGGCGGTGGGGTCGCACATGCCGTGCCTCGCGAGGTGCGCGGACTTGCCACCCCACATGATCGCCTCGCACACCTCGCGGCGCGCCCTGTCGGCCGGGGCCTCGGTGGGCTGCGCCAGTCGGGCGGTTTTGTCGGTCTCGTAGATGAGGCCGCGCGGGCGGTCCTCGGGCTTGCAGGTCTCGTGCTTTGCGGTGCGCTTGCGTGCGGACATTTGATGCCTCCTGGGCGTCGGTGTGGTCTGTCGGGTGCCGCGCGGTCGGGTGCCGCGCGGCCTTGCGTGCTTGTGTGTGCTACCTCGCGGGCCACTCGGGATACGCGGCCTCGCTCGCCCTGGTCATCGTGCAGGCGACCAGGTAGTTGACGCGGTAGGGCCAGGGCTCGCGGCTCCACGCCTTGCAGTACGTGCCGCGTTCGAGCGCGGTTAGCGTGCAGTCGGCCGTGATGGGGTCGGGGAGCGTGACGGATGCGGTCTGTGCGGTCATGGTGCGGTCCTTTCGGTTTGGCGCGTGTGACGTGGCACACATTAGGCGATTGGCTAATGCTAGGCAATAGACTAATGTTAGGCAATAGGCTAATAACACATACCCTACACAATTACCTAACGTTAGGCATGCGGGTAATGCTTGCGTGTTATACTCGCTTGGTATCGTTTTGGCTGGTTGGAGGCTGGTTTATGGAGGCTATCGAGGCCATCAAGGCGGCGGCTGCCGCTGCAGGCGTGCCCACTACGCACATCGGCCCGGCCATGGGCAAGGCCGCTACATACGTAGCGACCATGGCAGGCAAGGGCAGCGCGCCCCGCGTGGACACTGCGGCGCGCATGGCCGACGTCCTCGGCTACGCCCTGGCGCTCGTGCCGGTGGGCGACGTGCCGCCCTCGGCGATCGTGATAGACGCGGTCAGGGCCAGGGACTCGCGCGACTCGCGCGACCAGAGCGGCCAGAGCGGCGCATAGGCGGCGCGCCTGCAGGCGTGCGGCCACGGCTAGGCTAGGCTAGGCAGGGCGTGGGCCCGGTCATCTCGCTTTGAGGTGGCCGGGATTTTTTTGTGCCTCGTGCGCGCGCGGCCTCGTGCCGCAGGCGTGCGCCGCTGGGCAGGGCCAGGGGCTCGCGCCCTTACCCCGGCAGTGGGGGAGCGCGCCCGGGTGATCGCGGCAGTGCGGCAGCACGGCAGGGCGGCGCGTGCCCTCGCGTGTGCGTGCGTGCGCGCGTCCGGTGCGCCGCTGCAGTGGTCGCGCGCCGCGTGCCTCGTGGGCCTCGCGCCCTCGTGGGCCTCGCGCCCTCGTGGGCCTCGCGCGTACGTGCGTGCCCTCGTGCGTGCGCGTGCGCGCGCGTGCGCGCGTGTGCAGGCGTGTAGGCGCTTGCACGTGTGTGCATAGGCGCGTGCGTCTATGCGGGCGCGTGCATAGCCATGCTGACGATTAGCCCATCTGCCAGGGCATACCCCCCGGTCGCTCGCGCCAGTATGCACACTGGGGACCGGCGCGGGAAGTCTAAAAAAGGCGAGGGTCGCGGGCAAAAATAAAAAATACCCCGCAGGGTACTGATTGCGTTACGTTTCCATATTACTATTATCCCAGGTAAACGCCTATTTTTTTGTCTAATTGCGTTTGGGGTGCCCGTGGCCAGGGACTTTGCGCGGCACATATACAAGTCAAAGCAGTGGGAGAGGTCGCGCGAGCTGTGCATGCGCCTGCACCAGGGGCTGTGCGCCCGCTGCCTGGCGCAGGGCAGGTACACGCCCGCCGAGATAGTGCACCACAAGGTGCACCTCGGCCCCGAGAACGTGGACAACCCCGCCGTGGCCTTCGCGCAGGAGAACCTTGAGCCGCTGTGCCGCAAGTGCCACGCCTTGGAGCACCCCGAGATATACGGGAGGGCCGGCCGCGCCGAAGCGCCCGCGCGCTACGGCTTCGACGAGCTAGGCAACCTGGTGGACTTGGAGGAACATGATACCTGACGATGCGGGCGAGCTGTACGGGATTGTGGCACCGATGTTCGACGGGCTCGACGAGGCCGCGCTCATCGAGGGCACGCTGCGCGACATGTGCTTCTACACGGTGCAGATAAAGGGCCTGCAGCGCACCATAGAGCGCGAGGGCAGCATCGTGGACACGCCGAAGGGCGACCGCCCGCACCCCGCCGCGACCCTGATGCACCAGTACATGGCAGACAAGAACGCATGCCTGAAGACGCTGCTGCCCCTGCTCAAGGCAACGGGGCGCAAGGACGCCCTGATGGAGTTCCTGAATGGCTGACGCCTCGTCGGAGGGGGTGCCCCCAGCCCCCAGCCTGGTGGAAAGCCTCGGCATGCTCCCCGACTGCGACCTGTCCTCGTACATCCGCCTGGTGCTCACGGGCGAGGAGGTCGCCTGCGTGAAGCTGAAGATGACGTGCCGCATCCTCGTCAGGTGGCTGCTCGACGAAGGCGGGCCCTGGCATTTCGACATCGCCGCCGCAGAGCGCCCGGTCAAGTTCATAGAGACGTTCTGCTGCTACCCCAGCGGCAAGCTCGGCCAGCCGTTCAAGCTTGAGCTGTACGAGAAGGCGTGGGTTCAGGCGATATTCGGCTTCGTGGACGACGACGGGTTCAGGCGCGTGCACGAGGTCCTAATCGACGTCGCGCGAAAGAACGGCAAGACCTCGCTGATATCAGGCATCGAGGCCTACATGGCCGTTGCCGACCGCGAGGGCGCGCCGCAGGTCTACAACGCCGCCAACTCGCTCGACCAGGCCAGGCTCGGCTACGACGCCTTCAAGCGCATCGTCGCGCAGTCCCCGCAGCTCAAGCGCCTCTTCCACAACTCCACCGACCGAATCAAGGTCTCGGGCAACATGGGCTACGTGAAGCCGCTGCCCGCGAAGCCGAAGTCGCTCGACGGCTTCGACGTGCACCTCGGAATCCTCGACGAGATTCACGCCGCGACCGACGGAGCGGTGTGGGAGCTGCTGCGCCAGGGCACCGCCGCGCGCAACCAGCCGCTCATCGTCATGATCACGACCAACGGGTTCGTGCGCAACGGGTTCTTCGACGACCGCTACGGCTACGCCGTGCGATGGCTCAACGGCGAGGTGGCGGACGACAACTTCCTGTGCTTCATCTACGAGCTGGACGACCGCGACGAGTGGGACAGGGAGGAGTGCTGGAAGAAGTCCAACCCCGGCCTGGGCACCGTCAAGAAGCTCTCGTACCTGCGCGAGCAGGTGGCGCGCGCCAAGCAGGACCCCGTCTACCGCCCGACGGTCATGACCAAGGACTTCAACCTGCCCGAGAACGCCTCGGTGGCGTGGCTGCGGTTCGACGAGGCCGTGAACCCCGCCCCCCTGGACATGGAGGCGGTGCGCCACGGCTACGGCGTGTGCGGATTCGACGCCTCCGACACAATCGACCTCACGGCCGCGCAGATGCTTGTCATGCGCCCGGGCGACGAGCGCCTGTACGAGCGCTCCATGTACTGGCTCCCCGAGGACGTGCTGAGCGAGTCCCTTGAGGCGGGCATGCGCAGCGACCGGGACGGGGCACCGTACGCCCAGTGGGTGGCGCGCGGGCTCATGCGCACGGTGCCGGGCAACAAGATTGACAAGCTCGTGATAGTGGACTGGCTCAAGGAGCTGCGTGACGAGGAGGACCTGTGGACGTACGCGGTCTTCTTCGACCCGTGGCACGTCGACGACCACACGCGCCGCGAGCTTGAGCTGCTGGTCGGCAAGGCCCGCGTGTTCCCCGTGCGCCAGGGCGTGCAGACGCTCTCCCAGCCGATGTACCAGCTCAAGAGCGACTACGGCAAGCACCGCATCGTTGACGGCGGCAACCCGGTCAACGGTTTCTGCCGCATGAACGTACAGGTGAAGCTCGACGTCAACCGCAACCTGCAGCCCGACAAGCGCGGCAACGACTCGCGCAACCGCATCGACGGCTTCATGGCCGAGCTGATGGCCTACATAGGCGCGTGCAACCTCGCCGACGAGCTGGTCAACATCAACTCGTAGCGGGTGGATTTTCGGCAACCTAGCAGGTAGTACCGTGTAAGGTACTGATTTCGTAACGAAACCATGCGACCATGCGGGCATGGGACTATTGCAGCGCATTCTCGGAAAAGAAAAGAAGGTGTCGGCACCCGCCTATCGGACGTTCACCGACGGCGCGCCGAACTTCTCCACCTGGGACGGGCCCATCTACGAGCAGGAGATAACGCGGGCGTGCATCGAGCGCTTCGCGACGGCCTGCTCGAAGATGAAGCCCGAGGTGGAGGGCGAGTCGTGCCCGGACGTGCGCAAGGCCGTGCTGTCGAGGCCCAACCCAATCATGACGTGGCCGACCTTCCTCAAGCGCCTCGCCGCCGTCTACGACTCGGACGGCACCGCCTTCGTGGTGCCCGTGTACGGCTCGGACGGTTGGAGCAAGGTCGGCTTCTTCCCTGTCAAGTGCGAGTTCGCCGAGGTGGTGGAAGTTGCGGGCGACCCGTGGGTGCGCTTCAGCTTCGCTGCGGGCGACCAGGCGGCGCTGCCGCTCGGCGACGTGTGCATCCTCTCCAAGCTGCAGGTTCAGTCGGACTTCTTCGGCGAGCCGAACTGCCTGCGCAGGACCATGCAGCTCATCGACGCGCAGAACCAGGCGCAGGACGCCGCAATCCGCAACGGCGCGAAGATTCGCTTCATCGGCTCGGTGCCAGGCATGGTCAAGCCCGAGCAGCTTGAGGAGAAGCGCCGCCTGTTCATGGAGGGCAACCTGTCCTCGTCGAACGTGAGCGGCATGATGGTCTACGACCAGACGTTCCTCGACGTGAAGCAGGTCGAGCCGCAGAGCTACACCATGGACTCAGCCGAGATGGAGCGCATCACCTCCAACGTCTGCAACTACTTCGGCATGAGCGCGCCGGTGCTCACCACCAACTTCACCGAGGACCAGTTCGGTGCCTGGTACGAGTCGAAGGTCGAGCCGTTCGGCGTGCAGCTGGGCGAGGGCCTGACCAACATGTGCTTCTCGCCCGTGCAGCAGCGCCACGGCAACCGCCTCTCCTTCTCGTCCAACAGGCTCGAATACGCCTCCAACGCATCCAAGCGAAACATGGTGCGCGACATGCTCGACCGAGGGGTCTTCTCAATCAACGAGGCCCGCGAGGTCCTGCAGCTGCCGCCCGTCGAGGGCGGCGACGTGCGCGTCATACGCGGCGAGTACGTCAACGCCGCCGCCGTGTCCTCGATGGTGGGCGTGTCGGGGGGCGGCCGCATGAAGAAGAACGTCTCAGACGAGAACGGCGAGGCCGACCTTGAGGGCAGCGACACCTTCTACAAGGACTCTGACGCCTACGGCAGCGACGACTTCAACGAGTAAGGGGGCAGCGATGCCGGTTGTTGACGGGCGCGAATACCGCTCAATCGAGATGACGAACTTCACGGTGCGCGACGCCGACGAGGACGGGGCCATGATCGTCGAGGGCTACGCCACGACGTTCGGGAACGCCTACGAGCTCTACGACGGGTTCTACGAGTCCATCGACCGCAGCGCCCTGGACGGCGCGGACATGTCGGACGTCATCTTCCTGGTGGACCACAGGGGCTCCGTCCTGGCGCGCCAGCGAAACAACACGCTCTCCGTCATGTGCGACGACCACGGGCTGCTCGTGCGCGCCGACCTGTCCAAGTGCCAGGGCGGGCGCGAGGCGTACGAGAGCATCAAGAACGGCCTCATATACAGCATGAGCTGGTCTTTCAAGGTCGCAGAGGACGGCTGGGACTACGACCCGAACACAAGGACATCCACCGTCAGGAAGGTGGCGAAGGTCTACGACGTGTCAGCCGTGACCTTCCCGGCCAACGACCGGACGGAGATATCGGCACGAGGCTACCTCGACGGAGTGATTGAGGGACAGCACGAGCAGGAGCTGCTCGCACGTGCGCAAGACGCCGACCGCAGGGAGCGGCTGGCAATCCTCCTATCGCTCTAGAGAGGGGCATGACATGGAGTTCGAACTGTACGACGAGGCGCAGTACCGCGCCCTCGGCGCAGACGGCCTTGAGGCCCGACGCGCCGCAATCGCCGCCGAGCTTGAGGGCGGCAGCACCCCGACCGACAAGATGCGCGAGCAGGTCGCCCTGTTCAACGCCGAGGTGGAGCGCCGCAGCGCCGCCGCAGCCCTGCGCGAGCAGGGGGCCGCAGCGGCCCTGGCCTCCAACGCCGTCATCGGCGCTCAGCTGCGCAGCCAGGTCGTGAAGCCCGCCGCCGAGGACGCCGCAGCCGCAGAGGAGGCGGAGTTCGACCCGTACGACACCGTGGAGTACCGCAAGGCCTTCATGGACTACGTGGTTCGCGGCAAGGAGATGCCCTCCGTCA